GTTCATCTCTGATACAGGGTCATTTTGACCTATGGTAGTGAGAGAGTTCTCAATATACCATTGACCAGTAGGGCCTTGAAACGCATGGTTCCAGACTTTTGCCCAAGGAAGGTCTTCACCTTCAACAGCAGGAAGAAAACGAATAATGGCATAACCATTACCTGATTTATCTACCACTGGCTTCCACAGACGTTCATCTGCATAAGACTTCTTTTCTTGAGGGGCATTTTCGGTTTGAACTGCACCGAGCAGTTTGTCCAATGAGTTGGACTTTTTTAGTGCTTGTAACGACATATGTATTCTCCTGTTTTATCGTATGTTAATATATGTAAATTTATATTATTTGTAGTCTATCACAAAGTTCTGTCTTTGTCAAGTACCTTATGTCAATATTTTCAGTAGAACTTCCAATATTGTGTTTCGGGTCTACCCAATAGAATTGAGTATCTTTAAACTCTCTAAAAACAGCCAACAACTGATTTATCCAATTCTGTGGATTAAATCCCTTTGCATCTGCTGGTAAATAGTAACTTGTTCCTTTATATATGTTGTTTAATAATTCATTTTGTGAAGACAAATCAAACCCTAACATATAAATCTCTTTTGCTCCCTGTTGACAAGCAAGATATAATGCAGTAGTGCCTGCGGCCCAACCTCTAGGAAAATCTATGTTATTAATAGGATCATTATCTCCAACATAGGTTATCCAAATGCCGATATCTTTTGTCAACTTCTTTTCTATATCATCAATATCTAAATTTGCATTTATTTTTTTTAATGAATCAATTTTCTCTTGTATGAACGCTGGATCTTTTCCTTGCACTACACAATTGCTAGTTTTATTTTTACTACGATGAATAAATGCAGGGCCTTCAAATCCCATAAGTGTCATCTCTGCTATTTCTGATGGTATTATAGACCAATCTGAAAACCAACAAGTATGACTATCTTGGTATTCAGAATTATAAATTTCCTGTTGCATACCATAGTCTATTGCGACAAGATTGTCAACATCACCATCACGATATATTGCATTGCAACCCCAAGTGGTAACATCATCTGACATTATTTGTTGGTGGCAAGGCTTATACCATGACCTTGATTCACCATTACCAAAAACAATAACCTTGTTCATATGATTAATACCGACTTGGTATTTTGCTGTTACTAGAAGCCGCAGTAGAAATTCTTATATTCTTCTGCAACTCTTCAACTCGGCGTTCTAACACACTAATAGCTGTGTTGAGATTACCCATACCGGCGTTCTCTTCATACCGATTCTTCATCATACCAATTTCGTCAATTAGTACAAGCATTCTATCCATATCATCCATATTATTCATTTCGTTAAAGCTGCCCAAGAATAAGGAAACATTTTCTCTCCTATTGCATCTATTTGATTTGCAACCATTTGTGTTTCCAGTTGAGTATCTGGTTTGCATCGTAGATTACACACACGAGCAAATGCCATTAGAGTTCCACTCCAGTACCATTCAGTCATCATTGATTGTGGTAGTACCATGCGAGCTTGTTCTGGACACACACCTTGACTTAGAAGATGTTCGTAAGTCCACTTTGCTTTCTTACAAACCTGTTCATAATCATCTACCATAGAACCTCTAGGATTGATATCGATTTCTTCATCTGACGATCCCTGCTTTTTATCATCTGCACGACCACGCCATGCATCTGGCATATGAAATTCTACTTCATGATCTACGTACCTACGAGAGACTTCATTCCACACTAAACCAACTTGATGTTTGACTAATTGTCTTGCAACAAATATTGGAGCTTTAACATGGAATTGCATAGATGCATGACCAAAAGGACTCCAATGATTATGTTTTGCAAGATAGTTGATTAACTTTTCATCTTGACTAGACAACAAACCTTCCATCGGCCCTGCTTCTGGAATAGATTCCCATTCAGATGTTTTTGAAAATGATACTCTTGCTGCATTTACTACAGAGAGATCACTTCCCATTTTATCTATAAATTTAACTTTCATTTTCTCTCCTTATAATGGTGCCGGCGACAGGATTTGAACCCATGACCCTCTGATTACAAATCAGATGCTCTACCAACTGAGCTACGCCGGCTTACCATTTAGTCTCGCTTAAAGCGATCATTCCTTTTTGGTTGATATCCTCTTTGATTAGGAAAACGAGTAGCAATTTTCGTAACTCTTTCACGAAGCTCCTCATTAGATTTACTCAACTCGGCGTTATCAAATTCTAAAGCTTTAATCCTATCATTAAGATTGCTGACTTTAGATTCAAAAAAACCTTCTTCACGGATAGTGGGATTACCATCCAAGTGTAATGTAACGTCCATTTAACTAGACTCCTCTATAAGTTTTAGTAGTTTTATTCTATACCTGTTCTTGTTAATTGTCAAGAACCCTTTGTAATTTTTCATCAACTTTTTTAAATCAATCCATATAATATCGTCCTTTAATTGTTTATCCCACTTATTACCGTATTCAACTAGCTCATCCAATATTATCATAGTTTCTAATGATACTCTGCTACCTAAAAACTCTTTTAGTAGTTTTGGATGATTGTAATTCTTAACTAAAAATAGAGGTTCAAATTCTTTTATGAATGGACGAAGCTCGATTAAAAATTGTTCAAAAAAACCTTCTCTTCTACTTAACCAAGTCTTATAGTTCCAATCACTAAAATTAGCAATGTAACCTTTTTTATCTTTTATAAAATTGGAGATATAATAGTTTCTGATTTCAATTTCAGTTTTATATTTTGTTGAGAGTTTGACAAAGAAGTGTCTGTCCTTACGTTTGAAGAAAGAATCTCTAGAAACCTTAGTCTTACCACCATACTTATTAAAGTCATAGTTTGTATTACTAAAATGTGCCTTCATAGCACAATACATTATATAAACGTCAATTGGTTCCATCTTCTTTGTATCCATCTTCTTCAACTCTACGATCTAATCTAGAGGGGGATAAACTGGCTGCAATAAAAGAACATGCAGCCAACATGGGAATAACATATACCATCTTATCAGTAAGATATGCGGTGATATATGTCGGGACTAGTACAATGACTGCCTGAAGCAGACTATTTCTCATCAGTCTGAATGAGCTCTTGAGTGGTCACAGGAGTATCGCCTGGTAAAGTCGGGTACTTTAACTTATAGATAACATAAGGTTCTTCACAAACACCGTTGTCATCACAAGTTTGTAATGGAATAGATTTTGCATTTGGGTCTATAGGTTGAGCGTCAACCTTATGCCATATTGCACCGGCATCCATTTCTTTTTGAAATAAATCCAATGCATCGGCATTAACGATACCAAATAATAGTGGGAAAATAAGTAGAAAAAACATAATAGCTCCTAAACTGGTAGTTGTGCTTGTCTGGGAAGAAAATTTAAATCTCTTGCGTTTGCCTCAATCTTTTCTTTGAGACTTTTAGAAATTAGTGAACCAACTGTATCTGGTTCTATACCTTGTTTATTACAAAACCAAAGAACGGCTTCCATATGAGAGATTCTTTTTTCTTTAGCAATATTTTCAATCTCTAGCGAAAAAGTTTTAGTAGTTTTCATTTAATGTATTCCATATGTTAAAATAAAGTGTGGGGTTAACCATAGACCCCACACGGATGTATTACGACATCACCCGAAAGACATTACGCTGAACGTAGTGCCGCATAACCAGCAGCAACAACTGCTCGTGTAGGTGTACCAATCATATACTTCATATATGACATACCATCAAAAGATGATACACGCTTGTTCAGATAGATCGAAAGACCTTCAGAACGAAGTTTACTGATAACCGAACGAACATTCTTAACACCATAACGTGATGTAATCTGTTTAGCGGTTAGTTCTGCACCATTAACAAGTGCGTTTTCGACCTTAGCGGCCTGGGTAGTATTAGTAGTCATTTAAATGTTTTCCTTAACATTACAAAATAAGTTGAACTCATTCCAACTTTTAAATGGTAGTTTTTAGAGAACTTCCAAACTCATCAAGATTTCACTTGAATTCTTATTATTTATAGAGTATAACATAGTCTTATCTATATGTCAATACCCCTTTGAATAAAGTGGTGGGTATTCTGTTGCAAGGAACCCACCTAACCCCGATTAATTACGCAGCTAGTGCGAAATCATCATATGCAATATTATCATTTGCATTTACTAAATTGACCAATAACGCAGTCATCCGACAATTCTCCACTCATCTATCTCTGCCTGTCGATCCTAATTCACCCCCATATGAATATATGGGATTTGGTGGAGGTGGGGAGAATTGCACTCCCGTCCAGTACAGCATTTAAATCGTATCATCAAATTGTATTATATTTATACCACGTTGTTAGTGTAAAGTCAATACCCTTTTAAATTTAATTTTTTCACCCTTTTTCGTAGGCCCAGTAGGAACCATCTGTGATTGTTGACCAACAGAGATAAAACAAGCATACTCATTTTTTATGAACTCAAGAACACTTATCGATCCTGTATCAGCATTACGCAACACCATAACTTTATTTCCATACTGGGAATCTATCCAAAAACCGATAGGTTTTTCTTGGGAAGTTCTTTCAATACCTTCTAGGAAAACATCAACTGGGCCGCAAAGAACAGGTTTCTGTATTATAAATCCCTCCACCACTGGTTTATCTTTTTTATCTTCTGTTGGTTTTTTTTGAGACTTTTCGGCCAGTTGTTGATCTGTTTCTATTACTACTGGTTTTGACGATGTTAGGTCTTTGGGAGTATTACTGTTGGTCTGACAACCCATTAACAGAACCACCGCCAATATTGTGGCTAGGTGTTTCATTTTGTTCTCTCCATATGGTGGCAGTTTCTACCAATGCATCTAGGTAATCAAACTTCTCTTTTACAAACTCTTGTACAGTACCATCTTCGGTTACACATAGAATAACAATCTGATCTATCTCTGTACCAGTTCTTTCTTCGTACATTTCTGCATAAGCTGAACATTGGATGTAATAGTTTTCATTCCATTCATCATTGCGTTCTTTAGTTGAAGTCTTGAAGTCTATAATAGACAGTACACCATTGTACTCTGCAATACAGTCAACTCTGCCCGCTACCTTGTATTTATCACTATAGAGTCCTGCTTCTTGTGCATGGATGTTATCTATTTTTGACATAACTTTCTGTAATTGAGTAAACAAACACCAAGGTAGAAAATCTTTCTGATGATGATCTATATTATCATTATTGAGATAATCTTCACACATATGGTGAACCTTAGTACCACGAGCTGCAGCCTTACCAGCAATGTAGTTTGCAGTCTTTTCACCTACACGTTTACGCCATGCTACAAGTCCAGACTTATTACGGACTGATAGAATGGTTGTGATAGATGGATACTTATTTCCTTCTGGTGTCTCATAAAGACGCACACCGTCAGTTGTTGTTGCGCTTATAGGGGGCAACTCCACGTTCAAATGGTTAAACATTATTTATTAATCTCTTTGTGGTTGTAAAATATAGAGTTTCGTTTAGCAATCTCTTCTGCTGTTACACGCTTCTCTACGGCATGGTCTGTTACGAGTTTATGGATGCCACCCCATTCTTCATTACGCTGGGCATCAATCGCATCATAATCCCAGACCTTATCATTTTTTCGGTGAGTCACATTTTCCATAATTTATCCTTTTATAATATACCGCTTCAAATTAACCTATTACTTTTAATATCTCAATAACATTATAGGCAAAAAATACAAAAACTATTACCCCTATCATTATTATATACTCCTCATTCTTTCTACTAAACGATCTGCTCGATTAGTTACTTGTTTGTACCAACTAGAATCAACCATCTCATCTGCGGCTGCGTTCCAATCTTGTGCATCTACACCACGTTTCATACCCTTGAACTTACTTAAACGAGGACGGCCCATGTTGAACATCATGTTTGCAATTATTCTCTGAGCCTCTTCTGGCAGTTCTTCGAAGTCTGGGTAGAGGGTTTCGCAGTCAGACACAACTCCCACAACGTCTGAGGCGAAGGCTTCTTTGACTCTATCTTCACTAACTTCGGTTCCTGTAGAACTTCCGTATTCGGGGTCAGAATCCAATATGAGATGCCCGATCCCAAAAGTAGGATAACCAAGATGATCATTATATATTTCATACTTGACTCCTTCATCATTTTCTAACTCTTCTTGCAATTTTTCCATATTCATTAATCTTCTCCATTACATTCATCACAATCTGTTAATGTTGTGGCTAATGCTCCTTCAACGTGAGCATAATTTAATTTATGCATCGGTATTTTTCCTGTGTCTTCACACTTAGGACAATCGTATTTATATTCTTCTGGCACTGTTCCCCATCCTACTTCTCTAAACCATTGGCGTTCTGTATATTTCAATTCTCAATCTCATAGTCTTCAGCAAGGGCTCCACAAACAGGACAATCATCTGTTGGTGCATCTTTTCCTTCATGCATGTGACCACAATCTGGGCAAATCCATTTATTCATTATTCCATCCCTATTCCAAGTTTGATTTTATTAATCAAATAACTTCTAATAAATCCAGAGCGTACTATATCTCCAATGGAAAATTCTGTACAATTAAACTCATCCATCTCTTCTAAGATTCTCAGAAAGTTGTGTAAACCATTCTTCTCATTCGTTCTCTGTAGATCAGTTTGGTCAAAGTCTCCACAGAATATTATCCTAGAGTCTTGTCCAATCCTTGTGATGATTGTATCTAGCTCATGAAAATTCATATTCTGACATTCATCAACTATAACAATAGTATTATCAAATGTCAACCCCCTTAGAAAAGAAGTTGAAAGAAAATAGAGTGAACCTTGTCCCTTGAGTCGATCATATAGATTATTGAAGGCCTGTTCATTAGGTTGCTCAAACATAAACTGCACCATGTTCTGATACGGTACTTGATAGAGTGCAGCCTTATCTTCTTCATCGCCTGGAAGGAACCCAATTTCTCTGGTAGGGATAAGTGAACGAACAATAACTACTTTATCGTATTTACTCTTTAAATCCATCACTGATTGTAATGCAAGATATAAAGATACAAAGGTCTTACCTGTACCAGCACAACCAAAAAGAAATTGGTTTTTATCTTTCTTCCAAGATGCAAAAACTGATTTTTGGCTATCGGTAATTGGTTTTACTGCAACCAAATTATTATTATTAATTTCTTTATTTTTCTTTGTTGACATTATTCTTCTTTCATGTTAATAGGTGAGAGGGAGCAGCGCCACTCCCTCTCTGGCACATAGGCGGAGGGACTTCCCAGCTTGCGTCAATGCTGTGCATCGGTGCTGAAGTTTGGTATTTCTCGCCTGTACCATATACTTATACTCCATTATGTTACTAATGGTCTTTTCTTTTTGTGTTTTTCTATTACTGATCTAGCTTTAATCTTTGCATGAGATTCATTACTTTTATATCTAGAAGCAAGAGGACTGCCTGGATGAGCATCTGCAATTTGGGACATTCGGTCTTCAAATCCACCATCTGTCTTAGGCCCAACGCCCATAACATGATCTCCTACAACAGCCACAGGAACTACCGCTTGATTGACATGCTTGTTATCTTCAAGAAACTTCTCTCTTTCTGATATAGAAAGAAATTCTGTCCATTCTATTCCAGTTTTCTCATCGTAAAATGTATATGATGGCATTATATATCCTTTTGTTCTTTTGGTACACAATATATTTTTGAAACTGCAGCTGCGGTTGTAAAGTAATTATGTCCAAATTGTTTCAAACCTTCTAGATTTTCATCTACATACTTGAAACATTCTTCTTGTTTAACAAAGAAGAATGGTTTTCCGTTTAGAGAATCAATCTCTATTGCATTTTTGTATGGCGTATCTGTTGGATTAGACCACCACATTACTATAGCAACAAGAAAAACTTTCATTAAAAATTAAACTCCATTTGTTTAGGATCGCCACCTAATCTTTCTAACTTTTTGATTAACTCAAAATTGTGTTCAGTGACTTCTTTAAGGTGACTCAACACCTTATAGTGTGCTTCTGTTAATCCTGCCATGTCATTTTGAATAGGACTCATTTTAGACCTGTCCTCTCGCAACTTCCTGCCCATGTAATCCCAATAACCTTCTCGATTCTTCATCAGAACTATCCTTCCACCACTTTGGAGCTGATCTTGTTTTATTCCAAGTAGCAATCTTTGCTTTCTCTATTATATAGTATTTCTGATATGCAAGTACAGTATCATCACCTTTACATTCTTCAGGCATACACTGTGGTGGATCAGTAAATTTTTCTAGATTCTCTCCAAAAGGGTGGATTTCTCCATAAAAACTATTATGTAGGGGTTCTATCAATTTCTCTGTTGCATGATTTTTACCATAACGATAAGTATATTCTTCCATTAGTGCTATCATATGTTTATACAACCATATAAAATTAAAGTAACTTTTACGAGCCCATTTAGTACTAGGATGATTTTTGTGAGCCATCTTGTATAACCCAAGTTCATTTGCTTTCTCATCACCCGACTGAACACGAACTGCTGTCGATAGCATTTGAGCTGATTCTAATATCATCTTCACTACGTGCTTATCACACATCATTTGAGCTGCAATTACAGGGTCTTTATCAACGTAGAATATATTCATTTTTAACTTCTAATCATGTTATATACTTTTAAACCGTCTTTCTTTGCAAGGTCAGAACCTTGTTTTGC